ATAGGGATAACCCTGCGTCAATTCCTCGGATGCAATGTCTATGATGATAGACTTGTTGCTGTCGGAGGCATTGGCGAAGTTGATGCCAGTAGCTACTGCAACGTTGGTCATGGCCCCCATAGTATCGGTTCCAGCCGCTGCGCTCTTGGCATACCTGAAGGGCAGGTCTACATCAGGAGCTGTGGACTTGGCCGTTGCCGAGCAGCCGACAGTGATCGTATAGTCGGCGGTGCCCAGGGTGCCAACGCTGACTATAAACTCTATGGCCTCTACCATCCCCATGTTAATGCCGGGAGTGAAGAAGGTCGCGGGGTTAGTCGCTGGCGCTGATACCGGCAGGAAAAACAGGTTCTGCATTAAAAGTTTCATCTTATTTTCTCCTTAACTTTCTCTTTTTTACCGGCTCTGAAGCGCGATTATGGGACTCAGTCTGATGGAGCCCTTATACGGCGTCAGAGTGCTATTCCACATCGGCATACCGTTACAGCGATATGTCCAGCGGAAGGCGGTCTCATCTGTGATGAACTGTACATGGATTGAAGTCGCCATGTTTATAGCGCCCTTCTGCCCAAGCATGTACTGTTGCGGATCGAACAGGATGATATCGCCCAAAGTTCCGAGTGCACTCGCCTGTTCGATGATGTTTACGGGGCGACCCTTGAGCCTCATGCGCCCGTCTTCGGTGATGCCCATGTTCAGGGACATGTAAACGGGTATGCCGCCTGTCCCTACTGCAAGGGAGAGCTGGTCAAGCTGAGATTCGACTTCCTGGTTGATAAACCACTCAACAGTGGCGCGGGAAGGCGCATAGCAGCTTTGCCACATCTTGAGGATGTTCTGCGTAACGACAGTTGCCGATACTTGGTTGGTCTCTTTTGAAACCTGGTACATAGCGGGGCTATTCAGGATGCCGAGCGGCTTGCCCTGTCCGTCACCGGCGATAATAGCTGCGTCATTCATGAATCCGAATTCTTCGGGGAACCACATATTGATGAAGCTCTCTAGTTGCACAGCATCCTGTAGCAACTCGTCCGTGCAATAGCACAGACAGATGAGCTTCTGAAGTTCGAGGGATATCTGACGGAAGCCAGGCTTGCTTCTGGTAAGCGTTCCGCCTTCTCCCAGCCAGTAGCCCTGCACTCCGCCCAAGCGGTATCCATCAGCGCGGCTGACTTCGTTTATCATTGGGACTTTGAAGCCGTTGTAATTGGGCCCGACTTCCTGCTTGCGAACCTTTGCCCAAATCTGGCCTGTGTTGTGCGGGCGGTTGATAATCGTGGGGAGAAACTCCTGAGCTACCAGAAAGCCGCCCTCTGCGGGGATGATCTCTGACGTACCTGTTGCTTTCTGATGTACACCAAGAAGCCGAGGGTCGATTGATTTGTCAATCTGCCCCTTTGCGATGTACGCAGCCTCTTTGACTGCGAATAGCTGCTCGCCGTAAGACTTGAACGGCTGATCACCGGCGGCCTTTGTTACCTGAACTCCGTCAGGTGTAGCCGTTGGCACCCCCGCGCCAGGCGTGAACTTGCGGACGACTTCCTTATCCTTTGCGTCGTCCTTCTCCCATCCCCACTCGCGTGCTTTTTTCTCTAGCGTTGCGGCGGTTGTTTTAGCCGAGATATCGGCTATTGCCGCCATGTCCTTTTCGTCTAAACTCATTTCTTTCTCCTTAAATTTTTTCGACTGCTCTTGCGATGAGGTCGTCTATGTTGGCGACCTCGATAGACTTCTCTGCCATTGCCTCTTCCGGCATATCAACATCGTTTGATAGCATCCCCTTAAGTCCGTTGTAACACTTAATGATAGACTCGGAATGCACGGCGAAGGCTTGCTGATGGCATTTATCGTGGGCTTGCATAGTGTCCATTGCCAGCTTGCACGCATCCATCGCGTGCTGTATGCAAACCTTTGAGGATTTTATATTTACAGGATTGTCGTATCCTGACAAACGGCATATCTCATCCAGTAACGCTTTATTCTCGGCGTTCAGATTGCCCTCTTTAACAATCTTCAGACAGTAATCGAGTTCATCTTTAATCTCTGACTGCTTCATCCCTTTACCATCCTTTTCCCACGGCGGGACTCCTTTGTCGAAATCCTTGTAGTGTGAGGCTAAATGAGCCTTAACGCCCTTCAAAACGTTATCTGGTATGTCAGCGCCTCTTGCGCCCTGCACAGCGGCGGCAGCGGCAGCGACGCCCTTCCAGACGGTTGTGTATTTGCCGTCACATTTATGATGGGGCAAATGGTAATCGCCCTTACTCGTGCCGTCACCGTCCGAATATGCGCACATCTTCTTGAGGTCTTCGACTTCGGCTTTCTTTGTCTCGGCTCCGGCGTCCCATGCCGTGCCAACGTCAGCCATCGGGTATTTGTGGTAAGAGATAACGCCCTTATCGACAATCACATCGGAGGCCAGTACATCATCATAGAGCTTGTCTATTACAGGGTTGAAACTCTTGCCGCGCCGTTCTTGGATAGTGTCGCGGTTCATTGGCACTACCACGTGGGATATTTCAACCAGCTCGCATTCGGTATATGTGATGGGCGGATCGTCTGCGCTCTTGCCACGTATAAAGTCATAGGGGATAAAACTCACTGAATATGCCGCCATTCCCTTTGAAGCGATGTTAAAGGCCCAGTCTGCCTCGGCATTACCCTGCCCTATGTAATACTTCGGCTTGCCGAATAATCCCCCGGGCGTTGCCACTAAATCAACAAACTCCCCAATCTGTTTGCGGATATCGGTATATGTATGGTCGGCAACAAGCACGGCACGTTTCCTGAACTGTGGCAGCCATTTATCGAACGCGCCAACCTTGATAACCTCGCCGCCGTTGGCACCGAACGTCCTATCCTCGGACGGCGTAGACAACGGAATCAGCATGTCGATAATGCCAGTAGCTTCGTCTACTGATTTAACGATACATCGAAATGTCTTTGTGATAACATTAGACGGCATTTACACCTCCGATAACTTGGAATATATTAAGCTCTCGCTGAATCAACTCGTCCACCAGTGTGAGATTGCCCTCTCGCTGCGCTACACGCGCTATTTGATGCTCGATAAAATTCGCATCGTCGTGCGCATCATCGTAAACCCACCCCTCGTTGTGCATCAGATTGCGCTCGTGCAGTTCATGGAGTAAGTAGTATTTAAGATCGTCAAATCCGCCTTCTACATAAATCTCATTTGGAAGCATGAAATCGGCCTTGCGATTGGCGTCAGTCGCTACGGCGGCACAATACACCATGTCGTTACCGCCCTCAGTGAAATCAGGGTATATCTGTTGCAACTCGCGGACAGAGACCAAGTAGACTAACGCCGGGGCATAATCGCCGAGTCGCACTTTCTGAAAACTAGCCATTGTCATTGCCCCAATCTTCAGCCTCTTCGTCCCCCCTGTAAGGCTTGCCACAGCACCTACACGCCGGATGGGTTGATTGCGGCGGCGTTGGAAAGTCGTCTATGTCAAATACCTCGCCGTCCATGTCCAGACAAAGCTCACACGTGCGCTCATCGTCCGCCGTTAGCCACTTCTCTTTGGTGACTCCCATACTCTTGTAACCCTCGGTCAGTCCGTAGTTACAAGCGTACATTGTTTCTGTTCTCGCAATGAGCTGGTTGCGGTCTATGCCGTTCTGTCCGCCGAACACGTCCGCCACGCGATCCGCTAAGTCGTCCATGTCCTCATTGTTGGCGTAGCCTTCTGCGAGGGACGCTGATAGCGCCTGATTAAGCGTATCGACAATCGAGGTTGAGGCGAATGTGGCTCTAGCGTTCAGCCACGCCGTCACATTTGGCACGGCTTTGATTGACTTGCTGCGAGTTACCATATCCCTGCCTGTCTGTATAAACTCGTGGCAGGTCTTTAAGAGCACTGGCGCAACCTTCTCTGTGTAGTCCGTGTGGAAGTGTGCCTTATCGAGTGCGGGCCGCTTGCCTTCGTGTAGCTGCTTGAGTATGTCCTTCTCTACGCTACCGAACACGCCCTTGAGGGATACTATAACCGCCTTCTCGTGCTTCTCGGTGTCGGCTATAATGCCCTTCCACTCAGACGATAAGGCTTTTTTTTTACCTAGTCCCTTCGGCGCGGGCACGTTGCTGCTATTCTGCACCACAGTGTTGTTGAGAATGTCAGAGCCTAACATTATTTGCCAGCCTGGAGCTAAAAGAAAATGATCGTCGGGATTGATATCGCCTTGGTCAAGTTCCGCCCGCGCCTCTTCTAAGCTAAGTATACTTAACTTGGCGTGCCCATCTAAGATAGCGGCCTGCTGCGCCACGTCCTCGGCTACAGGATTGTCAAAGTCAAACTCCAAGTAATCACCAAAGAACGGACAGAGCTTTTGGTTAATGGCCTCACGGATATCCGTCAACTCCGGCGTGCTTACTTGTAGAGCGAATTGATAGTTGGCGGCGTCGGCGTTGGCGCGATTGACGTTCTCGGATATGCCCACTATCGACGGATGTGTGTTATAAGCGCCGAGGATATCGTCCCGTGTCATCTTCGCCAGCTTCACCATGTCTAGCTGGCGGTTGTCTACCGTTATCGCCTTCACGTCGGAGCCATAGGCGAACATCGTTTTACCGGAGTTCATGTTGCCCCTGAAGCGAGCGTCAAAGCTCTGCTCTAGCTCTTTGCGCTGTTCGGGGGTTGGCGGCACATCGGCGGCAGCAAAGGACACAACCAGCGCGGGCACCGCATTGTTATAAAATACCCTCTCTTGGTGCTTCCGGCTTAGTGTGTCGATAGAGAGGCACAGCGTCAATGCCTGCGCCGGGGATACACCCCTGAATGGTGAGAACGGGTTGGGGTGCATGATATGGATAACCTCGTCCGGCTTGAATGGGATATCGATGGGCCCGCGCTTAAAACGATAGCCTAAGATATAATTGCCAGTTGGCGCGGGATCAGGGATGACAAGCGTGAACGCCGGAGGCATGAGCCACATCTCGGTGGGTATGCCGCCCTTAGTGAAGTTCATCTGCCAGAAGGACTCGCCTACAAGGTCTTTGTAGTTCTGATGCTGATAAAAGAACTGATACCTTGTCTGGAATTTATTCGGGTGCTTTATTAACCGTATCAGGTCGCCAGCCTCTTTATCGGTTTCGTCTACTTTGTCCCTCTCGCCCTGAGAGTTCACGCGGTACAATCTCCATGAGTTACGGGCAATGTTCGAGGCACGAACGCTAACCACAGCGTACAACCAACCTATCTGCCCGTACATCTTCAGGTATTGCTCATAGTTCCACTCGGGCGGATTAGACAGGTTGATAATACCAACGGACGACGGGACATTGAATTTATAGCCTAGTCCTGTCGCCAGCTTCTGCGCGGCTCGCTGAATTATATTGTTAGCCATTCATTGCTCCAAACGAGTTACTTGGGCCACCAGAGATTCTCCATGCTATCAAATGGCGTCATACTAAGAGTGACAAACGCCACAATGAGCAAACTCACGGACGCAACGATAAGCACTGGCGAAAGTATAATCGCCCTGATAACCTTTACTGCTTTCATAGTCACTCCTTCGTGTGGTTCGCATAATGTTTAACAAATTCCCTTCGTGGAGGCATCGCCTAGCTTGTGGAATTGTCAACCGGCTCAAAGTCCTCATTAAAGCCGAGGTACGGACGCTTATTTACCCACGCCAGAAATTGCGTTGTGCTGTCTACTGCGTCGTCATTTGCGCCGTTCGGGAAAGCCGACAACTCCTCAATATAATCGTGTAACCATGTCGCGTATTCTGGAATAAATACCTTGCCCGCTTCAATCAGTGGTGATACGGCGTTTACGCGCGCTATCTTGTCACTGTCTACCTTCACCGGCAACACTGGCAATGCTGTCTCGCGCTTAAGCTCTTGAATGAGCGATTGTCCACTGGCCTTGTCTTCTACCAATACCGCGTTAGCCTTATCACGTCCGTGCAACGAAATAGCCGCCCGCTTGAGTTCGGGGTATTCTACTTTCTGTCGCCAGACATCCAAGAGATAATATCCGTTGGCGGCTTCACCCCAAACTGTGCAGACTGAGTAGTCGTTTTCCGCTTTGGCCTTAAATGCCGTATCCCATGATTGTACTATGCGCGTGAAGTGTGGGCGCTCTTTGTAATACTTCCACCACTCACGCTTTATGATGTTGCCCTCGGCTATGGTGGGATTGCCTTGATATAGAGCCTCGAACGCCCTACTGCCAACTGTGGCACGGATGTTCTGAAGCACCTCGATTGGATAGCGTTCGGGCCAGAGAGCGGCACCGTCTTTTGAGATAGCTGGCAAATGCAAAATTTCCCATTTATCAGCGGTTGGGTCTTCTGTCGCCAGTTTTAATAACCAACCTACTAAGTCGCTGACATTCCATCTTGTCATCACCACGATAATTGCAGCATCAGGACGTACACGTGTACGGAATACCGTTCTATACCATTCGCACACTTTCTCTCTAATAAGTTGGCTTGCCGCTTCCTCAGCGTCCTTTACGGGATCGTCTATTATACCAAGGTTAAAACCCCGGCCTGTTAATCCGCCACCAACGCCTACCGCGTAATATGAGCCACCTTGTTTAGTCCCCCACTCGTGCGCCGCTTGGCGTTCGATGATGTCATGCCCTCCGCGCTCAGGGAATAACACCTTGCCTTCAGGTGAAGTGAAGATATCCCGCGCCTGCCTAGAATGCAGCAAGGCGATTGACTCGGCGTAGCCGGCTTGCACTATCAACGCTTCGGGGTGTCTGCCAAGATACCAGCAAGGGAAACGAAGTGAAATTAGCTCAGATTTACCGTGTTGTGGCGGCATTGTAACTATTAGCCGCTTGCACTCGCCGCGCTCTACCGCCTCAAGTTTTGCCGCTAACTGTTCGAGATGCCACGCCGGTTGATAGTCAGCCTTTGTGTACTGGCAAAAGCTAAGTAGACTCTGCCGCGCTTTCCGGCGCGCCCGCTTCTCTTCTAGCAGGTCGAGTTCGTCTAAGCCGCTCGATTTCAGCGTCAAGTTCGTCATCTGTTAATTCCCTTGCATACCGTATCGGCCCGCCGTCCTTGCCGGTTGCCTCTATCGCCTGGGGCACCTTGCCCTCCAGCCGGTCTATTATCTCCCGCGCCATTGATGCGTCACCCTTGATTGCTTTAAGGTACATTCCAAGAGCAACAAGCTCGTCAAAGGTCTTTGTGGTGTTCTTTTTGCCCCCGACTGTTATATCGGCTATCTGTGGGCCTAACTCCCTCAGTGCTTGTGTAATAGAGCGATCTTTGCGAGGACGCCCATGTGGGTTGCCGGACTGCCCTTTCTTGAAAGGCTTCAGGTTTTTACTGTTTCCCCGTTGTTTTACAGTGGCATCCTCATCCATAGTCTATTCCTTAATCAATTCTGCTGTCTTGCCTGTGAAATCGGTAGAGAATCATTTTTTAATTGCG